GAGGGCACAACGGGACCACTGAGACTTTATATTCCCATGGATGCGGTTCGATTAGGAACTGCTCTTAGCCTCCAGCCCTACTATTTCCTCAGTTGGACCACAGGCAGCTTTCCAGCGGTCAACGGTTCTTTCAGCGCGAACTCTGACTGGAGCACCATCCAGGTTGCAATCGAGAGCCTCGGCACTAACCCGACTCCCACACCTGCCGAACCCTGCGCCGGGCCAACCCTTTCCGAGGCCGCCGCGCCATACGCATGCGCCCGATGGGGCCCGTCTCAATGGTAACCACACCTCGCGGCCCTCAAGCGGACCGCCCCTTCGCTCACGGGAGGATTCTAAACACGTGTTTCGAGTTGGATTAGTCAAGGAGCAGGACATACAAGGAGCGCGCGTACGCGTAACGTTTCCCGACCGCGACCAAATGCTCTCCTATTGGCTGCCGATAGTCGTTTTCAAGACGCAAGACGACAAGGCGTATTGGTTGCCCGATCTTGGCGAGCAGGTCGTCTGTCTGATGGACGAGTATGACGAAGCCGGCGCGGTGCTCGGCGCGATATACTCAGTTGTCGATACGACGCCCGTCCAAAATGCCGACAAGTGCCATATTTCCTTCAAGGATGGAGCGACCTTTGAGTACGACCGTGGCGCACATGCGTTCGCAATCAGTCTTCCAAGCGGCTCAACAATGAGTATCAATCTAAACGGCGCTTCCATTGCAGTTGACAACGGCGGGAACGTGGCCATCGTCCCGGGCAACAATGCGAAAATCGAGCTCGGGCCGGCCGGCGCGATGGTAGGCGTCGCGCGGCTGGGTGATGCGGTACAGGTAACAGACGACGAAAGCGGAGCAATCTTGCACGGCACGATAAGCAGTGCCAGCAGTGACGTCGTCGCCAACTGAAAGATGTGAGAGCAGCTATGGCAGGTGGCGCCATAACCCTGGCCGACATTACTTCGGCGGATTGGTCGTTGAAACTCGACACTCCGGGTCAGCCGGGATCCGGTCTCGGCAAAGTGGTGCAGGGGGTTGACGACGTCGATCAATGCATCGCGATCATCCTCACCACGCCAAAGGGCACGGACGTGCTGCGCCCGACCTTTGGCACCGACGTCTGGCGCTACATCGACGCGCCAATCAGCGAGGCCGGACCTGCCATCGTGCGCGAGGTTACCGGATCGATTATGCAATGGGAGCCACGGGTGAAAGTACTGTCGGTGCGGAGCACGCCGCTGCTGCAAACGGCCGAACAACCGGGTGCTCACGTCGCGATCACCGTCTCGTGGCAGCTCGATCTGGGTAATGTACCGACTCCGAATCGCACCACAGCGGTTGCAATCAGTAGCGCAACTTCGACCCAATAGAAACCAAAGGCGCGCATTCCCTGGAGTGTGCGCACGCACACTGAGAATGAAGGAAATTAAATGGGATCCGGTGTACCAAATCTGCCACTTCCGGCGTTCGTGAACGACGCCGACGGGCTTAACCCCAATCTGATCCTCGCCGACATGATATCGGCCTTCCAGACTGCAGCAGGCCGCACTCTGCAACCGGCACAGGTCGAACGTCTGTTGATCAATCTGTATGCATACCGCGAGTCGTTGGTGCGCGACGCCATCCAATTCGCAGGTGAACAGACGTTGCTGGCCTTCGCGGCTTTCCCGATGATCGACTATATTGGGCAACTGCTCGGCGTTACCAGGCTGAGTGCCCAGGGAGCGGTGACGACGCTGCAATTCACGTTGCAGAACGCGCTCACTCTGCCATACACAATCGCGGCTGGCACACAGGCGGGAACGTCGGACGGCCAGTTCATCTTTTCGACCACGGCCGATCTGATAATCTCCGCCGGGACGACAAGCGGGACGGTCGGCGCCATCTGCAGCACACCTGGGACTGACGCCAATGGCTATCTGCCCGGCCAGATCAATGTGCTGCTCAGCCCCAATGTACTAATAAGCGCGGTAACGAATACTGAGACGACCGGAGGCGGCTCGGCGCCTGAGACGGACGACCATCTGCGCGCACGAATCCAAGCCGCGCCCAACCAATTCAGCGTGGCTGGACCCGCCGGAGCGTACCGCTTTTTTGCCCTTGGCGCCGACCCGTCGATTGTGGACGTCGAAGTGGTTTCGCCCGCGCCCGGGACCGTCGACGTTTACGTGCTTACGGGGCCGATTACAGTGCAGCCGGCACTGTCACCCAACAGCGCGGGAGTGGCGAATTCCGCATTGCTGGCGACAGTGGAACAGGTGCTCAGCGCCGAGAACGTCCGCCCACTAACTGACACCGTGAATATACTCGCGGTGAGCGAAGTGGACTACCAAATCGCGGGCACGGTGACAATGTTCGCTGATGCCGAACCGATCGCGACGATGGACGCGGTCAACGCGGCCGCGCAAAGCTTCGCGCTAAATCTCGCCTCGCGCATTCAACGCGATATCGTACCCAGTGAAATAATCGCGGCGCTCTCGGTGCCGGGAGTGTACGAAGTCGCGCTAACCCAGCCGACGTATACGCAACTCACTCCAGGACAATGGGCCAATTGCACGGCAATCACGCTTGCGCAAGCAACCGCAGCGGAACACTCGTGACAACCCTACTGGCGCGAGCATTGGTGAATTAGGTGGCAAAGCTCGAAGTACCACCCTCCATCGACGACCTGCGCTCGCAGGCGATGCTCCAGCTCATAGATCGGCTCGATGCCATCGATCTGACCCCGATTCTGGTCTATCGCCTCGAATCAGCACCGGATTCCGCGTTGGCGTTTCTGGCTTGGCAATTCGATATGTTCGACCCGCAATGGCAACTTGCGAGCACGTCGAATGAAAGTATCGACTCGCTGACGGATATCGATACCCTTACAGATATTGACACCCTGCAATCGCCATCGGGCAGCGCGGGGCCAACCGACTTCGACACCTGGCGGGTGCTGCTCCAGAGCGCAATTCCATTGCACCGCATCCATGGCACGCCCGCTTCAATTCGCGAGGTGCTGGCCACGCTCGGATTCAGCGGCGTCAGCTTTCTGGAGGGTCAGGAGAGCTGGGGCGGAGCATCGTGGCCCGCTTCCGAAGGATGGGCGGTGTTTCGCGTCGTCATTCAGCTCGGCGCAGGTCAGACTATTGGGAGCGGTCAGGCCACAAGGCTTATAGCGGCGATCAACTTCTTTAAGCCCGCGCGCTGCTGGCTGGACGCGCTGGTTTTCGCCGCTTCACCGCTGGCCGACGCGGCGCCCGTACCAGGCGACTTCACTGGCTCAGTGGACAACGCGCCGCGGCCGACTGACGTGGTGAGCGCACCGATCAGCCCACTCGTTGACATGCACATAATCACGGCACGCTACAATGGGCACTACTACCATATCGGAATCACCTATGGGGCGAGCGAACCGGTCGTGGCGGACTCGGGAGTGGTCGCCAACGGAGTGCCGATCTCGGCGAATGGATAAAACAATGACGAAAAGACCAACAGGAACAGTACGGATTTTCAGGAACGGCCAACTCTTGTTCGAGCGTCGCAACCTCTTCGTGGATGCCGGGCTGCCGGCACTTGCCAGCCTGTTGGCCGGAGCGACCACGGGCCAGTACGCGCTCGCCGTAGGTTTTGGTTCCGGCAATACCGCGCCGACCCTTGCCGATACCGACCTGAGTCTCGCGCCAAAATATTACAATCCTGTCGGCGAACACACGTTTCCTAATTCGGGAAGCGTCCAGTTCAGTTACGCTCTAACGGCCACTGCCGATTTTGCCGCCGCTGGGATTACCGTTGAAGAGGTCGGCCTGTTCGCTAATAGCGCGGGGGTCCAACTACCGGCCGCTATTGGAACATCCAATCCGAGCTGGGCGGCGTCGAGCGTCAAAGCGGTCGGCGCCCTTCTGGTGGATGGCAACGGCAACGTCCAGTGCTGCACGACGGCCGGAACTACCGGCGGCGCGCCACCATCTTGGGCAACCGTGCTCGACGCCACGACCGCAGATGGATCCGCTATCTGGACCCTTGTCGCCTTGCACACCGCGCCAGGACCGATGCTGGCGCACGCGCTGGTACCGGCCTTTTTATTCGACGGGTCGGCTAACTATCAGGGCACCTGGACCTTCACGTTCTGAGGCAAATTGATGGCCACACTCATCGACAACCCCGAATTTACGGCTAACGAGATCTATCAAATTCAGCAGACGGACCCGGTCGAGGGTGCGGGCGTCGGCGCCGGCTTTAGCGGGATCGGGATCAGCAATCAGCCCCACCAGCAACTCGCAAACCGTACGGCTCTGCTCAAACAACGTCAGGATACTAACATTGCGAGCATTGCCGCAATTCAGGCTACCGTTGCCAAGCTGACCTCGTCGCTTCAAAGTAATGGATATTTGAAGATACCCCTGAGTGACGTTAATCGTGGCCCGATCGCCGCTATTATTCAATGGGGTTATTTCGCCTTGGCGCAACAGAATATAACGGTTGATACGCAGTTTGCGGTGAGCTGGCCGATTCCCTTCCCCAATTCGATTCTTCTGCCGCCACTGGCAACTAACGTCTACTACCGAACGTCCGGTGGTAATCTTGTCGCTTCAGTAGTCAGTTGGGGACTGACCGGAGCAACATTCATCCTCGATGTTCCGGGCAATCTCTCCGCAGTGCAAGGCGCACAATGGACGGGGGAGCAGAGCAACGGCTTCTCCTGGCTCGCGATCGGATTCTGATGGTTCCGCACATGCAAAAGTCACTTATACGGTTGATCATAGTCTTAACGGCGCTCCTTACGATTGCGGGAACGGCCGCGGCGCAGTATCAGCCGATCCCGAATTTCACTGGGGTTGGCGCAGGTTATAACTTTCGCCAGGCCATCAACCAGCGCTTTTCCGGCGCGCAGGCGATTTCGCCAACCATCGTTAGCGTGCCCTTCGCAAGCTTGCCAACGGAACAGGACGGAATGCTTCTGTGGTGTAACGACTGTGAGGAGACCACACCTTGCGCAAGCGGCGGTGGAGGCGCCTTTGCCAGAGGCGCCCGTGGCGTTTGGGCCTGCGCGGCCGACACCCTTGAGCAGGACCTCGACGTCAACGGTCATAATGTGGCTGACGCCTCCAGCGTGGTGGTCGAGAAAAGCGGCGACGCGAATCCGCGAGAGCAACTCGTGGCGGGAAGCGGCCTGCAAATGGGTAACGGCACGGCGGCGCCGCTTACCGCGATTGATGAGAACGACAACATCACAGGCCACGTCAACGGAGTAATCAACGCAAGGGCGACTCCATATCTGGCCAAGGGCGACGCTTCGACCGATGACGCTCCGGCGATTCAGGCGGCATACAACGCCGCCGCTACCTTCAATACTAATGGTCAAGCGACGCCGCAAGTTTACTTGCCCGCGACGCCCAATTCCTGTTACGCGCTTGACGAGCCGCTGATCTTCAACAACACGGTGAACGTGAGCGGCGCAGGTGCGTCTTCCAGCTATCTCTGCCCGCAGTTCTTCGGACCCGACATCATTCAGCAATGGAACAGCGGCTATCTCGCTCCTCTGATTAAGAATGTTACCGCGGCATGGCAAGCGTCACACACCTATGCCATCGACAACGAAATTGCTGACCCAAACGGCAAAGTCGAGTATATTTCGAGTGCGGGCACCTCGGGCTCAACAGCCCCATCATGGTGCACAAGCGGCCTCGGCTGTACAACCGCGGACGGCACAGTGACATGGTCACAGGGTCCGGCGACGGGCGGCGGATTGCTCAGCGGTTCCGGCTCGGCATGGGACAACGCCGGCGTCGCCACGGCTTTCGCCGGCATCACCCAAGGACTCGATCTTAACTGGGATCCGGCGGTTAATCTCAACGGTTTGAGCGCGCTAACGGTCGAGTTCGCGGTTGATCCCATATACATCAACAGTGGCAATCCGGGCGCATTGTTTTGCACGCGTCCCACTCAGCCAGAGAGTTCCGACACTCCCACCGCCTGCATCACGGTCGGTTTCGCGCCGTATGATTTGGGAGCTACCTTGGATATCGGCGGCAATAACATTTCGGTCGATACCAGCACCCCTATTCCATTGAATCAAATTGACGACATCGCACTCACGTATGATGGCAGTACGGTACGTCTATACCTTAACGGCGCGATGATCGGGAGCACGTCGGCGAGCGGCAACATCGTGGAACCGTACTACGAACGGATGCTTTATCCAGGCGGCGATGGAGCCACCCAAACGACTTCACCTGGTGGCTATTATGGTTCGCTGCGAGTCTCCAATATTGCGCGTTACACAGGCGCCAGTTATACGCCGACGACAACGAAGTTCACTTCGGACAGTAACACTCTTGTGCTGCTCAATTTTCCGGTGCCGCCCACGGTTGGGCAAGGCGAGGCGGGATATATCGAAGGAACCGATGGTGCGGGCTTTGCCGGCAACGTGTTCTTTCCGTTGGAGTCGAGTCAGTCCCATGAAATTGGGGGCCACCTGAGCGGCTTCGACTATTGCAATGGTGGCCAGTACCCCGGCGGCTTGTACGCTACATGGACCATCGACGCCGTATGGTCCGATCTATCCTGCGGGGGCGCAGCCTATATTGGCTTCGACCTGTATGACAACGACTATCAGGACACCGTGCGCAACGTCTTCGTGAGCATGGGGTACGCAGGAGTCAAGTCGGCGCAAACCCCGATCAATTTCTATTTCGGCAATCAGAGCAATAACAACATTTACGCAAACCTTCAGACCGATGGAGGTGCCCGAACTTCCTATATGCAAGCGGGAGGCTACGGAACTTACATTAACGACAAGATGACTGGCCGCGGTTATGCGGTGTATCCCTTCGTCAACGACGGAGGGGCCGGCGATTACATCACGCCATTCACCGATATCGAGGACAGCGAGGCGGACTTCATCTCCAGCTTTTATTTTTCCGGGCTGTGGGCGCCGACTGAAGTCACGGGAGCTGAAATGTTTGCGCCGGGCGCGTCTACAAATCCTGGCGATTCGTTTTTCACCCTAAACGGAGGCCAGCCGCCGGTCGTGATCGGAGGGTCCTATAATGGCTCTGTAGCCGAAGTGGCCAATATCGCCGCGAATCCCTCGGTGCCAATGACGATACGCGAGGCCGGCTTGCCCAAGGGCGTACCGCTCACTAACTCGGGCAAGGCGGCGGAGGTTTATGCAAGCGTGGGTGGCGTCAGCAGCGGTATAACCGTCAGTTCGGGGGTTGATTTCGCCAATCTACCCAATCCCGTCATCAACGGCGCGAGCTTTTATTGCCCGGATTGCGATCCTCCCGCTAATCCGCCCACCGCCTGCACCAGCAGTGGAGCGAAAACCGGTTCATGGGTGCACGGGCTCAACAACACCTGGATATGCACGCCGTAGTCGTTGGCCGTCCAGGTAGTCCCGAAGCGTACCCGCCGAAGAGCGAACATTCCTCGCCGGGGGGCCAGAAGCAGCGTGCGGGGCCTGCCTCTTCAATGGCACCCTCGCCCCGAAAGGCATCTGTCGCTTCCGTCGCGCAAAGCATATATAGATCGCTGCCAGGATGGGCGCGGAACGCCGGGAATCCGACCTACTTAAGGAAGAGCGCCGGCTCGAAGCGAGTGAACGCGAGCTGCTAAGCGTCGAGCGCGGCCAGCTCAAGCGCGTGAAGTCCGTCATGCGCATGGCGGACTTAATGGCGCTTCTCATGGTGGCGGCAACCATCTTCTCGGCGTATGCGGCGTGGCGGACCTCACAGGTGACCTCGCTCATATTTTCGGTGTCGGACCGCCCTTTCATTGGCGTTCAAAGCGTCAAGTTCGAACCAACCGGTTCGGCCACGCCAGCGATCGTGGTCGATTTCCGCAACTTCGGCCACATTCCGGCGG